AGCGCGACATCGACGTGCGACAGGTCGCGCTCAAGCTGCGGTTCGTGGTCGACGCGAACAGCCAGGGCATCGACGCGCTGACGGGCGTGCTGCAGGCGTACGTTGGCAAGAAGAACTCCGACTCCTTCCTCGGGTACGGCGCGCAGAACCTCATCTGTGACGGCGCGGCGATCAATCACCTGGAGCATGAGTTCTACGAAGTGGTGATGGACTACCTGTACGACGAGTACTTTCATCACAGCCAGATCGTGCAGCCCGACCAGGACGGCCGCCCGCGCATGATGGGCACCGACTACGCCGACGTGCGCTGGGCGCGCGACGCGCGGACGGCAGTCGCGTTCAACGACATCTGGCCCAGCGGGTTCCTTGGCCAGAGCATGAAGTACCAGGCGTTCATGGGGGTTTGGTACTGATGTACCGCGCGGACTACACGTACCGCAGGCAGAAGGACCTCGACAAGGCGGCCCGGCTGTCGCCTGAGATCGAGGGCGTGGAATCTCGCCTCTTCAAGATCACCGACACGACGGTGCTCAATGCTGGCCAGGCGCGGTACGTGTACACGCTGTATCAGGCGCGCGTGCAGAACGTCGCCGGCGGCTACCAGGTAGCCACGACGGCCAACACGTACCCTCATACCGGCCTGTCGGTCAGCGAGCTGTCGAACGCCAGCGCGTTCTACGCGTACGGCGTCACAAAGACGAACCTTCCCGCAGGGTTCACCGCGAAGCCGATCCCGATCAACACGTTCGTCCTCGCGGTCCCGCACCGCAACCAAGACGGGACGCTGCTGTGGCTGATCCTCAACACGCAGGCCATCGACGGCCTCTGCGACACACCGCTGACGGGCGACACCGACTACGGCAGCATCCTGCAGCCGCTGCTCGATGACGAGTACGGCACGTTCGACGCAGAAGAGGGCGAGACGGACTACGGCGCAGTCAACGTGTACGACTACGCCACGTTCGCGTTCCCGATGAATGACCTGGACTTCGCGACGTTCGCGAACCCATATCTCCCTGAAAACGACATGGGGACCTTCACCTAATGGCACTCAAGCTACGACGCGGCGTCAACGCCGACCGCACGGGAATCACGCCCGCACAGGGCGAGCCGATCTACACCACCGACACCAAGAAGCTGTACATCGGCGACGGCACGACCGCCGGCGGCGTGGAGATCGGCGGCGGCGGCACGCTCACCGTCAACACGCAGGATTTCACCGCGAGCGGCACGTGGACCAAGCCGGCGAACGCGCTGTGGGTCGAGGTCACGATGTGCGGTGGTGGCGAAGCTGGCACAGCTGGCGACACGACCAACGGTGGTCGCGGCGGCAATGCTGGTCGAATTTCAAGCAAGACTTTCATCGCTGCGGATCTGTCTGCTACCGAAACCGTCACTTGTGGTGCCGCGATGGCCGCCGGTACATGGTCGAGCAGTTCAACAACTTCTTTCGGCACCAAGCTGTACGCGCCTGGGGCGTTCGTGGGAGCTCCCGTCGGCGGATCGGACAGCGAGACGGGAGCAATCTTCTGGCAGTTGACCAACGACATTGGCGCGCCGAGCGGTGGATTCTTTGGCCAAGGCGCTGAAGGTGGCGAAGACGGCCGCGTTGGCCGACCGATGGGCCCTGGTGGAGGCGGATCGGGAGCGACTGACGGCGCAGCTGGTGCCGGCGGCAAGGCTGCATCTGGTGAAGCCGATGCGACCTACGACTACCAGATCAAGCGCGGCGGCGGGGGAGCAAGCGGCGGAAGCGGCACGACTGGCGTGGCGGGCACTGCCGGAGGCTTCGACACCGTGACCGGCTTCGGCAACGGCGGTGGCGGCGGCGCCAGACACACTTCGGGGACAGGCGGCGCTGGCGGCGCGGCCGTCCGTGGCGGCGGCGGCGGCGGCGGTGGCAAGGGATCGACCGCAGGCGGTGCCGGCGGCGCTGGCGGCGCGGGGTTTGTCCGAGTTCGCACCCTCTGTTTCGGATGATAAATCATGACGATCGGACGAGACCTCATCATCCAACAGGGCGCTACGTTCTCATTTCAGGAGCACATCCTCCACGTCGCGCACAACGCGGGACAGACGGCGCGGATGAAGGCGCGCGCGCAGCACGCCTCGAGCACGACCATGTTCGCGATCGACAGCGTGACCAACCCGACTGAGATCTCGTGGGTGGCTCACGGGGCGCATTCCGATATCGGCGTCACCCTTTCCGCGACGAAGACCGCAGGATTCTCGGCGCCCTGGACGGGCGTCTACGACATCGAAGTCCAGGATACCGCGTCGGGCATCGTGCTCCGCATCCTGGAGGGCACCGTATACATAACCCCGGAAGCAACGAGGTAACCATGCAGGCGATGATCTTCACATCGGTTCAGCAGCTGACTACGACCGCAGCGGCGATTACGACCGCCAACCTGGGCGGAGCCACCATTTCGGCCAACGGCGGATTCACCGCGTACGTCTGGTCAGACGCGATCATTCGCGTGACCGGCCCGAATTCATCGACGAGCTTTGCTAGGCTTGCCGCGAGCAAGTGGCATTGCATCGGCAACCCGCCGAATGCGGCGCGACTTACGTTCGCGTCGGAGTCTGCCACTCCCGACATGCGGATCATGATCACCGACGGATTGTTCCACGGAGTGTGACATGGACGTCGCCACGCTCGCCGGTGCTCTCGGCATCATCGCCTCGGTGGTCACCACGACCATGGTCGTCGTGGGCAAGCTCACGCGCGTCGAAGTGATGCTCGCCGAGCTCCGCGCGACAATGGCGCACTATGAGAGCCGCATCGCGGCGCTCGAAAGGAAACATCATGAAAGGCAACCGTAAGACGACGTTCGCCGGCATCGCCGCGATCCTCACCGCGGCGGCGGGCATCCTCACCGGGTGGCCCGCGGCCGTCGATTGGCCCGCGGCGGTCTCCGCGATCATCGCGGGCATCGGCCTGATCCTCGCGAAGGATGCGGAGCCGCGTGCTTGAACGACTGCTTACCGAGATCGCCGTGGCGATCCTCGCCCACTACGCGAGGCGGCCTCGCGCGCGCGACGCGGACCTCGATCCTCGCCGCGAGCGTGCTGCTATGGCCGTTCGCGAGTGGTTGCGGAGACACGGTGATGATCAGGCAGGGAAGCCCGGTTAGGATCGCCGAACCCGTGCACGTGCTCCAGCTCGAGGGCGGCGAGTGGGTCCGCAGCGCCCGCAAGGTGGATATCCGCGGGTGGTATGCGGTGAGCCCCGAGGAGGTCGAGTGACCATTGCGCGCACGTGCTGCTGCGAAGGCGAGCCGCCGGGGTGCTGCAACTGCGGCGCCACCATGCCGTCGAGCTACCTGGTGAACTGGAGCGGCTTCTGCGAGCTTGTGCCCGAATCATGCGCCGAGTTCGCGACGTGCTTCGCGAACTTCCCGAGCCTTCAGAACCGGATCACCGCGGCCGTGACGCAGACGGCGCTGAATCGCGTGGTGACATGGAACGCGGGCACGTGCAGTTTCAACGTCACTGCCCAGACGTTCTCGACGTCGGCGCGGAGCTATTCCTACCCGTGTCTGAACTGTTCCTGCGAGACGATCAACAGCACGTACACCGCGACGGACAATGTCACGGTCCGTCTGTTTCCTCCTGATTCCTGCGCGGTTCCGCCGCGTCCATACTGGGAGGTCCGCGTGCAGACGGCATGCGGCCGCCTGACGTACCGGACTGCGTCCAACTACAGCTGCACGCCGACAGGATTCACGCTGGCGGTCGTCGAGACGTTTGGAGACGGTGCGCTTTGCCAAAGCTTTGGCTTTGCCGGCGCCAAGTACGGGCAGTTCAACTACGGCACGGTGACCGTCACGTGAAGTGCGAGCACCACCGCGCCGGCGAATGCACGCACGCCGTCGCGCTGCCGCTTTACGGTCCGCGTCCTTCGCGTGGCGTCTGCCATGTCTGCCCGCACTACGAAGGCCCGGCGCGCGGCCTGGGCGACGTGGTGCACGCCGTAGCGACTGTGACGGGCGTGGCGGCGGTTGTCAAGACGGTCGCGCCCGACTGCGGATGCCAGAGACGCCGCGAGGAACTGAATCGCCAGTTTCCTTCAAGCCCTTGACGCCCTTCGACCGATCTAATACCGTGGCCACATGAAGAGGCGCGCCGTCGCAGTCGATGAAGTCACCTGGCAGACGTTGCACGACCTCTCGCGTGGCATGGGTAGATCCTGTAGGCAGATCGTCAAGGAGGCGATCGCAGGCTACTCGGTGATGCTCGACCTTGCCGTGACGGCGAGGCCGAGGAAGGAGACACGACCATGTTCGGAAACGTCTGCGCGATCATCGGGATCGCATTCCTCGCGCTCTGCGCGATCTGGCCGCTCCTCGACGATCGGGGGGTGCGATGAGTCACGACCCGAAGATGGAGATCGAGCCGAATGAGATCAACGATCGTTGGACCCGCGAGTGGAACGCGGCCGTCGGCAACAACCCTTTGAAGGCCCGCTACACGCTCCTCGAGCTCGCCGCGGACGTCCGCAACCGCCTGATCGACCGCGTCGGCGACGTCGGGCCGGGCGACCGCGTGACCGCCCGCCTGATGCTCGAGGCCGTCGGCGTGATCCGCGAGGCCGCGCTCGAGATCGAGAAGCTCCGCATCGAGGTCGAGCGGATTCGGATGAACACCGGCTGCGCCCGGCAACAGTTTTCGACGCAGTACTGCGCCGAGGCGCTTGACGCGCAGCGCGAGCTGGAGAAGCTCCGCGCCGAGATCGATCGGAAGGAGAGTGCCAAGTGACCCAGGACGACATGGCAATCTACGACCGCTTGAAGCATGAATCGCTGGTCCGCTGGGTTCGATCATCCGGCCGCAGCGGATGGCAAGCGTGCGACGTGCGCAGCGAGGTGATGCTCGACGCTGCCAAGCACATTCGGTCTATGGCCGAGCGTATCGATGAGTTCAAGAAGGCCTTGGAGATGCATCACGTGGTGCAGCATGACCTAAGGGTGGCCTTGGACGAGACGAAAAAGCAGGCCGCCGAGCTCGAGAAGCTCCGCGCCGAGCTCCGAACGTACACCGACGGCACCAACGACGAGGTCCAGCGCGAGGCGCTGTGATGAGAAACACCAAGGGAAGGACATTCACACCAATGAGCACGAACCAATGGATCATCGGGGAGCTCGAGCGCCTGCTCGCCGAGCTCCGCAAGCCCCAGGCTCCTTCCAACGCCGGCGGCGGGAGCGCACCCCCTCCCGCCGCCGGTGGCGGAGCCCCGCTCGGCGCGTGGAAGCGCGCCAAGGTCACGTTCTGGGGCGTCGAGGAGAAGCAAGGGCCCAAGGGCCCGTACACCCGCGCCGCGCTCTACGTGTCGTGGGTCGAGAACGGCGAGCGGATGTCGGCGAAGATGTCGACGCTCGACCGAAAGCTCATCGAGGCGATCGACCCGCTCGAGAAGGGCGCGAGCATCGAGTACCAGAGCGAGAAGAACGGTCAGTACGAGAACGTCATCGCCGTGCGCCCGGCGCGCGGCTGATCAACCCCAAGCCAAACACAGGCAGGGCGCGTACCACGGTGGGCGCGCCCTGTCTTTTTACGGACGGCGCATGGAGTGCGCGCCGGATGACGCAAAGGAGGCGTTTCCATGGGCAGCGTGAAAGGCAGGACCACGTTCGAGATCGAGGACATCCCCGAGGCCATGACGGCGGCGCGGAGATGGGTGAACTGGCGGGCCGTCGAGCGGGACGGGCGGTGGACCAAAATGCCCATCGACCCCGAGACCGGAGGCGCCGCCTCGAGCACCGACCCGAGCACGTGGGGGTCGTTCATGGACGCCGTCGAGGTCGCGAACGGCGACGTCGCGCTCGGCATCGGGTTCATGCTCGGCGACGGATGGCTCGGCATCGACTTCGACAACCTCGACGCGCCCGAGTCCAAGGCGCTGCGCGAGTTCGTCTGGGACTGGGGCCGCGACTGCGGGACCTACATGGAGTGGTCGCCGTCCAAGACGGGCGTCCACGCCATCTTCCACAATGTGGAACTTCCCGAGTGGTCGCAGAACCGGCGGGGACCCGTCGAGGTCTACCAAAAGGCAAGGTTCTTCACGGTGACGGGCGACCGGCTCTTCACCGGGCGGGACGTCAACGACGCTCAGGGTGCCGTGGACGAGGTGTGCGAAAAGTACCTTCGCAAGCCGGAGCCGGCCAAGCCATCCAATACCGCAGCGATACCGCCGAGTACCGCAGGAGACCCGAGTGCGGCCGATTGGGCCTACTGCTGCGACCTCGCGGCACGTGGGTTCCGAGCCGAGGAGATGACGGCACGGCTCGTCGAGAAGATGCGGGGCGAGGGAAGGCAGGAGAAGGCCGCTAGGGCCGACTACGTCGAACGGACGGTCCGAGGAGCCCTCGCGGCCGCCCCCGCCTCAGAGGCGACCCTAGAGCCCCTGCCGGCCATCTCCTTGGCGGCGCTCCTCGAGGAGCATCCCGTACGCACCCCGTACCTGATCGAGGGCGTGCTCAGGCGGGGCGAAGTCGCCTGCCTCATCGCCCCGCCAAAGTGCGCCAAGTCGTTCCTCTTGGCCGACCTGGCGCTTGCGTGCGCCACGGGCAACCGATGGCACGGCCATTGGAACGTCGCCGAGGGGCGGGTTTGCGTGGTCGACAACGAGCTTACGCGGAACGAGATGGCGCACCGGATGCGAGAGGTCATGCGCGCCAAGGGCATCTCTGTGCCCAGGATCGTGGACAAGATCGACTTGATAAGCCTCCGGGAGACGTCGCTCTCGGCCGAGAGCGTGCTCGAGCAGCTCGAGGGGCTCGGGAAATACGACCTGGTCATCTTCGACGCCCTGTATCGGTTCCTCGAGAAGGGCATGGACGAGAACAGCAACGCCGACATGACCGTGCTCCTACGGGCGTTCTCGCGCTACGCCTCGCGGATGTCCGCGTGCGTGGTGCTTGTCCACCACACCGCCAAGGGCAACCAGGCGAACAAAGACTCGATCGACGCAGGATCGGGAGCCGGCGCTCTCGGCCGAGCCGTCGACACCCACATCGTGCTGTTCAAGCATGAAGAGGAGGACGTATTCGTCGAGCAGATGAACACGCGCAGCTCGAAGCGGCCCGGCAAACTCGCGATCCGATGGGACTACCCCACGTTCACCGACACGGTCGTGGGAGACCTCGAGGCGTTGCACGGCTCGCCGAAATCAAAGAACAAGGCCACGGAATGAACCGTGGCCTTGGGTTTGCGTGTACTCTTCCGGGGGATTACGCTCTCACGGCTCGCTTGTCAAGCGCGCCTGAAGAGCGTAATTCCCCCGTCAAGTACGCGCAAGTACCCCCGGTGGAGAAAATCGAAATGGGTGGGATGCAACGTAGGAAAGGCGCCGTCGGCGAGCGTGAGATCGTCCAGGAGCTCAACAGGCTCGGGATGCTCTGCCGTCGGACGGCGCAGTACTGCGGCAAGGCCGGTACGGCCGCCGACATCGTCTGCGAGGGCATGAACCTCCACGTCGAGGTCAAGCGCACCGAACGGCTCGAGCTCGGCAAGGCCGTCGAGCAGTGCCGGCGCGACGCCCATGGGCGCCCCTGGGTGATCCTCCACCGCTCGAACGGCCGCCCATGGCTCGCGATCATGCAGCTCGAGCACTGGGTCGAGGATTCGGTCCAGTGCTCGAGCGCCCGTCACGTACGGAGGGAACGCATTGAGGCCGCAGAGCCCCCACAAGACGTTTAGACACGCTCCCCCATTCAAGAGCACGTTCCGCACGCCAGTGCATAAAGAGAGCCTGGTGGCCTGCGGTAAGTGGCGCAAGATGCGGAACATCCACATCATGCAGCATCCCCATTGCGCCCGATGCGGGAAGCCTGGTGACGTCGTGCACCACATCGTTCCGCGACACGTGCGGCCCGACCTCACGTATGTGTGGTCGAACCTTCTAACCCTTTGCAACCACTGCCATTCCATCGAACACGGCCATGAACCCCAACGATGAACAAGTTATCCACAAGTTATCCACATCGACACGGGGGGAGGGGGTGGGTAGGATTTTGGGGAAGGGGGGGACCCTAAGTCATCACCCGTCCTGCGCCGCGAAATTTCGCACGCCTGCGCGCGACGTCGTGACGGCGTACGTCGACAGCGTGCTTGACGGCTCGCGCCCCGCGTCCAAATGGGTGTTCGCCGCCTGCCAGAGATTCAGCCGCGACCTCGAGCGCGCCGACGTCTACCTCGATTGGGACTCGGTCGACCGTCTCGTAGAGCACTTCGCCGAGCTCTCGCTCGTCGGCGACGACTCGGGCCGCGCGTTCGAGCTTCACCCGTGGCAAGTCTGGGTCCTGGCCAACCTCTGGGGGTGGCGGTACACCGAGGACCGCCGCCGACGCGTCAAGCTAGCGATCCTCCAGGTCGCCCGCGGCGCGGGCAAGACGACGCTCGCCGCCGGGCTCTGCCTCTGGGACATGGCCCAGGGGGACGGCCGCCGCGTGCACGTGCTCGCGAACACCGAGCACCAGGCCGAGATCTGCCTGGACACCGCCAAGACCATGATCGGCCGCATCGGCGCCGAGGGGTGGAAGGTCTACTTCGACCGCATCGGCCGCCCGGCCAACGACTGCGAGATGAGCGCGCTTCCCGCGCTCGAGAAATCGCTCGACGGCCTCAATCCGTCGATGTGGGTCGCCGACGAGGCGGCCGAATTCAAGGGGAGGTTCCTCACCAAGCTCCTCACGACCGGCTCCAAGCGCCGCGAATCGCTCGGCCTCATCATCACGACGCCCGGCGCGCAGCCCGACAACATCTACGGCGAGCTGGTCGCTACCGGCGAGGCGATCCTCCGCGGCGAGGTCGAGGACGATGCCTTCATGCCGATGCTCTTCGGATTAGACGCCGAGGACGCGATCGAGGACGAAGGCGCCTGGTCAAAGGCCAACCCGTCGATGGAGTACGGACAGCCCGACGTCAAGAGCCTGCGGCGCGCCTGGAACACCATGAAGCAAAGCCCGCTCGGGCGCCACGAGTTCACGCGCTACCACTGCGCGCGCCTCTGCGAGGACACGGGCGGGTGGCTCGACATGGCGCTCTGGCCAGGCGGCCAGACCGTCGAGTGGGAGGAGCTCCGCGGGCGCCCCGCCTGGATCGGCCTCGACCTCTCGAAGACGCTCGATATGACGGCCATGGTCGCGGCGATTCCGCTCGAAGACGGGCGCGTCGTGCTGCGCGGATGGTACTGGTGGCCGAAGCAAGACGTCGCCCAACGCGAGATCGACTACCGCCTTCCCGTGCGGACCTGGGCGGCGAACGGGCATATCGAGCTCACGCCAGGGCGCGAGATCGACTATGAGCGCATCCGCGCGAAGCTCACCGAGGTCTCGGAGCATTTGTCGGTGCAGTCCGTCGCCTATGACCGGTGGGGCTCGAAGTACATGGTCGAGGTCCTCGCCCAGGACGGCCACAACGTCGAGGCCTACTCCATGGGGATCGCCACGTTCGGGCCTGGGTGCCAGTTGTTCCAACAGCTCTGGGCGTCGGGCAAGATCGTGATCGCCGACGATCCGATCATGCGGACGGCCTGCCGGACTGCGATCGCCAAGCGCGACCGGAACGGGAACATCGCGATCACGAAGGAACAGCGCCGGTCGATCGTCGACCCGCTCGTCGCCGCGATCATCGCCGTGCACGCGTGGGGAGGCCAAAGCGGCTCCATGTACGACGAATGGTGAAATCAACTTTGGACGCGGACATGCCTTGACTTGCGCGGGAGAATGCCCGCGATGATCGGGCTCCTGCGCCGGATGTTCTATGGATCGTGGTCCGCCACTCTCGTCGGAGAGGGAAGCGGTCCCACGCCGTTCGTTTCGACGCACGGCGCGCTCCGGTACACGCCGATCTACCGTGCCGTCTCGCTCATCTCGAACGACGCCGCGCGCGTCCCGCTCGAGGTCTCGGCGACCGGTGCCGACAGCGTGCTCCGCTCGCCGTCGCCGTATATGCCCGCGTTCGAGTTTCGCCGCGCGATGACGATGCAGATGCTGTTGTGGGGGAACGCCTGCGCGGCGATCAACCGCACGCGCGGCGGCGAGCTCCTCGAGCTAATTCTCCTCGACCCCGAGACCGTCTCGATCGACGTCTCGGGCAAGGTCGCCGTCTACAACACATCCGAGTTTGGCAAGCTTCAGCCGGAACAGGTGTTCCATCTGCGCGCGCCGAGCGCCGTCGGAATCTGGGGCGAGTCGCCGATCGGCCTTTGCCGTCGCGCCGTCGAGATCATCGCCGCGCAGGAGCAGATGACGCACCAGGCCTACGTGAACGCGGGCAACCCCAAGATCGCGATCGTGCACCCCGGCAAGCTCTCGATGGAGAACCTCCAGAAGATCGAGGCCGACTACATGAAGCGACACCAAGGCTCGCTCAACGCAGGCCGCCCGCTTGTCCTGGGCGAAGGCGTCAAGCTCGAGCGCATCTCGTCGACCGTCGACGACACTGGCCTCGAGGCCGCCAAGCGTTACTCGATCGGCGACGTCTCTCGCCTCTTCGGCGTGCCCGCGTCCTACCTCTCTGAGAACGTCGGCACGTCCTACGGCTCGATCGAGTGGCTCTCGCGTATGTACGTCGACGCGTGCCTGGTGCACTGGCTCGAGTCGTGGCGATCCGAGATCCTCGCGAAGCTCGCGAGCCCGTTCGACACCGTGACATTTGACCTCGACGCGCTTATCCGCCCAGGCATCGCCGAGCACATGGCGGCTCTCCGCACGGGCGTCGAGGGCGGATTCATGACGCGCAACGAAGCACGCGCGAAGCTCGACCTCGAGCCGCTCGACGGACTCGACGAGCCCACGCTCGCGATGAACGTCGGAACCGGCGGCGGGAGCACGAATCTCGGCGAAGACACTTCCGAGCAGGAGGGGACCGCGAATGATTTCTAAGCGCACGCTCGAGGCGACCGAGCAGAAGCTCGACGGTCGCACGCTCGCCGGCTACGCGGCCGTCTACGGCCAGAACTCGCGCGAGATCGTCGAGGGCGGCCGCAAGTTCGTCGAGAGGATCGCGCCCGGCGCGTTCAACGAGACGCTCTCGAGCAACGCCGACGTCAAGCTCTACTACAACCACGACGCCTCGATGCCCCTCGCGCGCACGCGCTCGGGCACGCTGAAACTGAAGTCGGACCGCAACGGCCTCGCCTTCTCCGCGACTCTCCCCGAGACGACGCTCGGCAACGACGTCCGCGCGCTCATCGAGCGCGGCGACCTCAGCGGCGAGATGTCGTTCGGCTTCTACGTCACCGAAGACTCCTGGAACAAAGACCGGACCGAGCGGCTCGTCAAGAAAGCGCAGCTGGTCGAGGTCTCGATCGTGCAGGACGCCGCATACCCCCAGACAACGTCGAGCCTGCGGAACGTTTCCGCGGCCTACCGAAACGCCGCGATTCTGCGGCTCGCACTTCACTTCAGAAGGATGGCAGATCATGGATGAGCTGAACGAGCTCCAGTCGATTACGCATGAGTACCGCAAGAGCCTCGCCGCGTACGAGGCACGCACCGGCCGCGCGCCGCAGAGCGTCGACCTTTCGGGCAACGGCGAGGAGCGCCAGAAGTTCGCGCGCATGGATGCGGACCTTACGGCCGCCGAGATCCTCATGCAGAACAAGGCGCTCGAGGCCCGCCTCGCCCGACTCGAGTCCGTCCCCGAGTTCGAGTCGCGCGCGCCCAAGGGCCGCGTCGCCGCGTCGGATCCCGCATCGCCCGAGTACGCGCACCGGTGGCTCAAGGCGATCGTGACCGGCGACGTCGGCGAGTTCCGCGCGCTGAGCCTTGGCTCAACCAACGCCGCGATCCCCGTCGACCTCGAGCGCCGCATCGTCGAGAAGAAGCAGATGGTGGGCGTGATCCGCGGTATCGCGACCGTGAACCGCGTCAACTCGAACCGCAACATCGCGATCGAGAACGCGCTCCCGACGAGCGCCTGGATCGCGGAAGAGGCCGCGCAGACCGCGAGCGACCCGACGTTCAGCACCCAGGTTCAGGTGCGCGCGCGCACCCTGCGGTGCTCGACGATCCTCTCTCAGCAGTTCATCGAGGACGCGATCGGCACCGGCGACGTCGGCACGGGCATGGACTACGTCGCCCGCAAAATGGCGATCAGCATGGCGCTGAAGGAAGAGGAAGCGTTTACGATCGGCAACCCGGGCGCGACCGTGCCCGAGCCGGACGGCCTCTGCCGCAACGGCGGAACGATCGCCCAGGGCATCGATCTCGGATCGGGCGCCGCGCTCACGACGACGACGTTCGACAACGTGATCGACGCCGCACACACCGTCGCGCCCGAGTACCGGAACGGCCCCCAGGTCTCCTGGCTCGTCTCGGATTCGTTCCTCCGCCATGTCCGCAAGCTCCGCTCGGCGAGCTCGCCGTCGGACTATCTGTGGCTCCCCGCGGGCGCGCCGAACAGCAACGCGCTCACCGTCGGCGTGCCCGGCACGATCTACGGCTTCCCGTACCGCGTCGGAAAGTACGTCCCGACCACGACCGCGGACGGCGCCGTGTACGCGCTCTTTGGGAACTTCGAGTACTACGAGATCTTCGACCGCACCGGCATCACGGCGCTGATGGATCCGTACAGCCTCCAGGCGAACCTCCAGACCCGCCTCAACGTGTATCAGCGCCTCGACGCGAAGATCACGCTCCCCGAGGCCTTCGCCTACATCCGCGGCTAAGCATCTTTCCCACGCGGACCGGCTCCCCGAAAGGGGAGCACGGTCTTTTCCATGTCGGTCCCTCTTTCCACGATCAAGAGCGCGCTTCGCATCGACTACGACGATGACGACGCCGACCTCATCCGCCTCCGCGAGGCGGCTATGCAGCTCGTCGAGCGCGACACCGGGCGCGCGCTCACGCAGCGGACGGAAACGCTCTACCTTTCCGACTGGACCGACACCGTCATTCCCGGCTTCCCGTTCGCGTCGATCACGACGGTGAACTACGTCACCGCGGCAGGCTCGCAGACGCTCCCGACGGCCGACTGGTGGGTAGACCTTTCCGACGGTCCGATGCCCGTGCTGCGGTTCCTCCAGGCGCCTGCGCGCAAGGATGGGACCATGGTGACCGTCACCTACTCCTGCGGCCACGACGCGCTTCCCGACCCGCTCACGCACTGCGTGATCGCGCTCGTCGGCGCCTGGTACAACAACCCAGAGGCCTTCCAACCGATCGGCCTCAACGTGGTCCCGATGTCCGTCGGGTTCATAATGGACTCCTACCGCGTGCGGAGCCCGATCCGATGATCTCGGGCGGCCGACTCCATCGCACCGCGACCGTGCTCACGGCGTCGACCACGACCGACAATCTCGGCCGCCGGACGAACACCTACACGGGCAACGGCACGATCCGCTGCGATATGCGCGAGCAGGGTTCCCAGGAGAGCGTGTACGCCGACGGCGTCGCAGTCGTGAGCAACTGGGAGATCCGGACGCGGTGGCCGAACATCGCGCGCGTCGGCCTCACCGAAGTCGACCGCCTGAGCGTACGTGGGAAGACACTGCGGATCATCTCGATCGTGAATCTCGATGAGGCCGACCGCGTCGCCGTCATCCAGTGCGCGGAGGTCCAGTGAGTGCAAACCCGATCGAAGCCTGCGTGAAGACCTGGATCGGCACGGCCACGACCGCGTCGACGCGCGTCTACAACGGCTCGCGGATGCAGTCGACCACGCTCCCCGCGATCGTGTTCGAGGTCACCGACGGCGCGGCGGCGGCGCTCAAGGGCCCGGCGAACAACGACGTCGACCAGTGGAGCGTGAGCTTGAAGGCCGTCGCCGAGACACAGTTCGACGCGCAGAATCTCGCCGAGGATGCGATCGTGAAGATCAATGCCCACGCCGACTTCGCCGCGGGAAAGAGCGTCTGCTACGAACCCACGTACCGCGTGATCGAGGAACCCATCCTGGGCGAAGGCGACGAAGCTGCGCCCGCAATCTGCACCGCCACGCTCATCATCATGCACAGGATATAAGCCATGCCTATCAAGACATCAGGAAACTCACTGGTCCAGTGGGGTAGCCCAACTGCCGCGACCATCTCAAACGTCGCAAACGTGACCGCGAACCTCTCCCAGGCATCCATCGAGACGACCGCGGTCAATGGCACGTTCAAGAAGTTCGAATCTGGAATCCTCGAGGGCACTGTCGACGTCGAGCTCTTCTACCTCGAGACCGATCACGGCCTATCGACGCTGACGCCTGGCGACACGCTCGCCAACTTCAAGGTCGTGCTCGACACGAACACCTCGATCACGTGCAACAGCGCGCTCGTTGAGCAGTCGCGCGTCACGATCGCGCCCAACAGCGTGGTCAACGTCGCCTTCACCGTCCGCCTTCACAACGCCGCGATCACCGTCGCATGATCGCCGCACTTCTCGCAAGGCCGAAGGTGATCGAGTTCCGCGGCGAGCGGATCACGCTTCGCCGCCCGAACGTCGCCGACATGGCGGCGCTCCTCGATGCGCGCGAACGCGGCGAGAACCTGGTCGCCTGGCTCATCCACAACCACGTGATGGACGGGGACGCCCCGGCCTTCGAATCGCTCGAACAGTGCCTTCGCCTCGAGGCCGTCGCATCGAGGCAACTCGCGGAGGAGATCGACAAGCTCTACTCCGAAGGCATGGACTAGCCTTGCCCGCGCGCGAGGTCCTGCGCGCGATCGGCCTGAAGATGGACTTGACGACCCCGCTAGCCGTGATGCACGCCCTTCACGGCCCGAAAGGCATGGCGATTGATGTCTGGAAACGCCTTCAAGGTAGCCGTCGAGATCGACGGAGCGACGATCGAGGAGCTGAACCGCAAGTTCAGGGGTCTCGCGGCGCCGATGGGCACCAGGGCGATGAAGTCTGGTTTCCGCGAGTGGTTCAAGAAGACCCGCATGGTGGCGAAGGCCATGGCCCCGTATGGCCGCCCGGCAGCCACTGAGAAGGTGCGTGGCGTCACCCGGCCCAACCCGCACATCAAGGATCACATGGCCTACACCGTGCGCGGCTACTCGAGGGGTCGCGTCGTGTGGGGCGGTCTCGGTATCCGCAACCGCGGCGGCTACGACACGCCGCATTGGTATCTGAAGTGGCTCGAGTTCGGCCACGACTTGAAGCGGAAGGCGACGCCAAACGAGGCGCTTCTCCTGAAGTCGCGCGGTGAGCGGAAGATGACTATGTCCATCGGCCGCGTGGAGGGTGCGTTCTTCCTTCGCAAGGCCTACCAAATGACGGCCATGCGCCTGATCCCGATCATGGAGGAGGCGATCGCGAAGCAAGTCGCGAAGCACATGGAGGCCAAGCATGGCTAAGGTCTCAAACGTAAACATCGCGATCACGGGCAACTCGACCGGCCTCGAGAAGGCAGGCGAGCGGGCCACGCGCACGCTGAAGCGCGTCCAGACGCAGGCGGCCTCGACGACGACGTCGCTCGGCGGGATGCGCGGACAGGCGAACCAGCTCGCTGAGAGCCTCACGAAGCTCGGCGTAGGCGGAAGGGCACTGCAAGGCTTGGGCGCCGTCGCCGGTCTCGGCCAGTTCGGCATGGCCGCCGGTGCGATGGGCGGCGCGGGCCTCGCCTTCGGCGGCGTGGCCGCGGCGGCGATCAGCATGAACGCACTTGCCGACAGCTACGCGCGGCTCCGAGCGGATGCCCAGGCGGCGTCGGACGCCGTGCGCGGCGGCGCGATCAGCGATGCCGACTTCCGCCGCCTTGGGTTCACGCGCGAGGGCGGCATGGCGCTCGCCGCGTACTCGAGGCAGATGGGCGCGGCACCGATCGGCTTCGGCCGTGCCTTCTCTCAATCGCGGGCGCTTTACGGCACCGGGCGCAGCAACATTCAGAACCTTTTCGAATATGGACCAGGCGCATTCGGATCCGCTCTCGGTACTTTGCTTTCCGGAGGCTTTCCTACTTCGGAAACCATTTCGCGATCGATCGGGGTGCAGGAAGCTCGCTCGCTCGGCATCGGAGCCGCACCCCAATACGACATCTTCATCAACGCGCAGACGATGCTAGATCAGCTTTCAAAGCTAACTTCTCGGTAACCACATGGCACTCACCACGACCATCGTACGAACCCAGTGGACCGACGGCGGGCCGAGCACGTCGCAGGGATTCGTGATCCAGTGGCGAGTGGTCTCCGACATTGCGCTCTCCCTCACGCTGTCGAGCTCCGCGAAGTCGATCCAGGACGCCACGTGCGGAGAGCCCGGCGACCCGATCCCCGGGACGGTGTTCTCGACGTCCTCGAAAACCACGACGCTGCGGCTCCGCGCGTTCCAGATCGACCCCGTGCTCGGCTCGAAGGGCTACGTGTTCGACGTGATTGCCACGTACTCGAGCGAGTACACGTGGGCGAACATCTCGGGCGGCGGCGGCTCCGACAAGCTCGTCTTGCCCGTGACGGTCGACATGGAGGCGGGCGAGCGCACGATGCAGGCATGGCGCACCGCCTCGAGTCTGGGCGGATTCGCCGTCGCGCCGAGCTACATCTATGGGAAGAGCGTGAACATCGGCGGGACAGGCATCGACGACGCGGGCAAGCCAACCCAGGTCCGCGTTCCCACGATGGATGTGCGGATCTCCATGGTCCAAGACACAAGCAACACCGCCGCGGGAACGCTCGTCGCGGTCTATGACAAGATCAACACCGTGCAGGGCAAGTGGAACAACACCACGTTTCTGCACTGGGGCGCCTACGAAGTGTTCTGCACTTCCGCGACGGTCACCAACATCCGCGACGAGTACTACCGCGTCACCTACAACTTCCGGTGGGACTACTGGCGCGACTGCAACCAGGTGCCCGAGTACGACACGAACGGACTCCCGATCATCGACGGCTCGACGAAGAAGGCCAAGTTTGTCTTCTGGACCGGCTTGAACCGCGGTAACGCCGACCTCAACGTGATTTTCAACACCAACACCGACTCCGTCCTCGCGAAGCAGATGGCGCTCGAGGGCACCTACCTCACCTACCCGTGAACCGCACGCAGCTCAACAAGCTGAACCACGCCTACAGCCGCGCCGACGTGTCGGGCGACGCCGAGGCGATCGACCGCGTGCGAGAGGCGCGCCCGCAGTTCTTCATCGCGAGGATCGAGAGCTACACGTCGATCGGGACCTACCGGTGGCTCTACACGTGGAGCATGGCCGAGGTCCAACCGACGACCGTCGGCACGGGAAACGCCTTCGCGGTGCGGCCCGCCGAGACCTGGTACACCGGGCAGGCGCTCAACGTCTGCGAGGGATTCAACAGCGCCGGCTACATCGGTCCCGGCATAGACCCCGCCAACATTCCCGCGGGTTTCTTCGTGCGTCCGATCACGGGATATGTGATCATCTTCCCCCAGAACCGGGCGATCGTCTCGGGCGCCGGCGGCGAGGCGATGTGGGTCTTCTACGCGCCGAACGCGATCGACGGCCAGTGCACGACGCCGCTCGACGCGGGCGACGACTTCGGAACATTCTTCTTCCCGACGAACGACTTTGAGGCGGGCACGTTCGACGCGGAGGAGGGCGACAGGGATTTCGGGGCGATCAATCCCTACGACTACGCGACATTCGCCTTCCCGCTGAACGACCTCGACTTCCAGACGTTCGCGAGCCCGTACCTACCCTCCAACGACATGGGGACCTTCTGACATGGCACTCAAGCTCCGACGCGGCGTGGCCGCCGACCGCACCTCGATCACGCCCGAGCAGGGCGAGCCTATCTACACGACTGACACCAAGAAGCTCTACGTCGGCGACGGCACGACCGCCGGCGGCGTGGAGATCGGCGGCGGCGGCACGCTTACCGTCAACACGCAGGATTTCACCAGCAGCGGCACGTGGACCAAGCCGGCAAACGCGCTGTGGGTCGAGGTCACGATGTGCGGTGGTGGCGAAGCTGGCACAGCTGGCGACACGACCAACGGTGGTCGCGGCGGCAATGCTGGTCGAATTTCAAGCAAGACTTTCATCGCTGCGGATCTGTCTGCTACCGAAACCGTCACTTGTGGTGCCGCGATGGCCGCCGGTACATGGTCGAGCAGTTCAACAACTTCTTTCGGCACCAAGCTGTACGCGCCTGGGGCGTTCGTGGGAGCTCCCGTCGGCGGATCGGACAGCGAGACGGGAGCAATCTTCTGGCAGTTGACCAACGACATTGGCGCGCCGAGCGGTGGATTCTTTGGCCAAGGCGCTGAAGGTGGCGAAGACGGCCGCGTTGGCCGACCGATGGGCCCTGGTGGAGGCGGATCGGGAGCGACTGACGGCGCAGCTGGTGCCGGCGGCAAGGCTGCATCTGGTGAAGCCGATGCGACCTACGACTACCAGATCAAGCGCGGCGGCGGGGGAGCAAGCGGCGGAAGCGGCACGACTGGCGTGGCGGGCACTGCCGGAGGCTTCGACACCGTGACCGGCTTCGGCAACGGCGGTGGCGGCGGCGCCAGACACACTTCGGGGACAGGCGGCGCTGGCGGCGCGGCCGTCCGTGGCGGCGGCGGCGGCGGCGGTGGCAAGGGATCGACCGCAGGCGGTGCCGGCGGCGCTGGCGGCGCGGGGTTTGTCCGAGTTCGCACCCTCTGTTTCGGATGATCGACCATGGCGCATGACGCAGACAGCCCACAGCGCGACTTTGTCCTTCAGAGGGGCGCGAACTACACCTTCACGGTGCACGTTGACGCGAACCTTACCGGGCACAGCTTCACGCTGATCGGCAAGCCCTCGCACAGCTCTAGCACCGAGGTGTTCAACCTTTCCTCGCTGGATAGCACGATCACGACGAGCCTGTCGGGCCAGCACACAAACATTGTGTGCACGTTCGATGACTCGGTCACGTCGCTCATGTCCGCGCCGCAGTACGGCGTCTACGCCCTGCAGGGCACTTCCGCGAGCGTCACGACGCGCTACTCGGAAGGCACTTTCTACGTCGTTCCCTGATGGAGTACCAGACATGATCAAGTCCATAACCGTTGTTTCCGCGCCCGCGAACAATGCGAACCCCGCATTCACCGCCACGACTGTCGCATGCAACGCTTCCGAAACCCTTTACCTCTTCGGTGACACTGTTTTCCGCGTTCGTGTGGCCGGAGCTGGTTCCGCAGCATGGATTCCTGTCGCTGGCACCACATCTCCGAGGGCGTTGTGCCTTGGAAGCGCAGTGGCCGCCGGCGCATACGAGGTCAGTTCCACCACCACTTCGGCCGTCGACGTAAAGCAGATCATTGTCGACGGCAACCACCCCGGGCCGCTGTTCGGATGAACGTGGCAGACCTCGCGGCCGTCGTGAGCATCGTCGGTGCCGTCATCGGCACCACGTTTATCGTCGTTGCGAAGCTCACGCGCGTCGAGGTCATGCTCACGCAGATCCAGTCCGAGATGAAGCGCTACGAAGCGCGGATTGCCGCGCTTGAAAGGCGGATCAATGAAAGGCAACCGTAAGACAACGCTTGCAGGCATCGCGGCAATCCTGACGGCGGCGGCAGGCATCCTCAATGGATGGCCGGACGCAGTCGACTGGCCGGCGGCCGTGTCGGCGATCATCGCGGGCGTCGGCCTGATCCTCGCGAAGGACGCGGAGCCGCGTGCGTGATCTCCTCACGGGCATCGTGCGCGGACTGCTCGCGTGGTTCGCGGAGCGGCAAGGGACGGCCGTCGACGGCGGCAGGGGCCGTCATCTCCGCGTTGCTGGCCGTCGCTTGCGCGACTGGCTGCACGCGCACGGTGCTCGTTTCCGAAGGTAGCCCAGTCCGCATCGGGCCATGCGCTCGAGCGCGTGTCTACTCCCTCGAGGGCGCACAGTGGCGGCTCGGCGACAACCGCGTCGAACTGCCGGAGGGGTGGTACCTGGTGCCGCCGTCTTTTGTGGAGGCCGAGGAGTGAGCCACCACCAGGCATGCTGCTGCGGGCCGGGCGGGCCGCCGGCGTGCGGCGAATGTCCCTGCAACGCAAACGTGTACAGCGCGCGGTGGACGGGCGCGTACAACCTGGTGGACGCAGACCTATGCCCTGCTTGCGGCAGCAGCAACGTCCATCGAGCACCAAGCACGACGCACTCGGACGGCGCTACGCGGGTGCTCTCGCCCGTAGGCGTAGGCACGTGCCGCGACGTGGCGGCTGTGTACACAAGGACGTTGCCGCAGTACACGCCGGCGGCATTCTGCAGCAGTTCCTGCACTGGACCGCAGAACGACCAGACGCAGTCGAGCTACACATTGCTGAAGCCCGACCAGTTCACAGGGCTGAACAACGACATCAATCGATGCGAATGGCAGGCGCAAGTCGGACTTTGGACCACGTCGACGGTCAACTGCACGGCAAGCCCGTTCTTCGGCAGAAACTGGAACCTGTTGGCGCTGTACAGGAAGGATTTCGTATCGTGCGCTGCGCCGGGCACGCTTGATTTCGACAGATTTGTGTGGCGCGCCACCAGCACGACGGGAGAAATCGCGGAACGTGACTACGCGCCCGGAGACCTGGTGGTCCGTGCACAGTGCAATTTTGGCAACAGCGTTGCCTATGCCAACATCTTCGCGAACGCAGGGACGATGCAGATCCTATGACGTGTTCAAAGCTCGCCGATGGATGGTGTACTGAGCCGCTGTCGGTCGCGCACAGGCTGCGGCCTTCGCCGGGCGTCTGCAGCGTCTGCGAGCACTACGACGGCCCCGCGCGCGGCCTCGGCGACGTGGTGCACGCGGTCGCCAGGGCGACGGGCGTGGCGGCCGTGGTCCATGCCGTCGCCCCCGACTGCGGGTGCGCCGAGCGAAGGAAATCGCTGAATGATCGGTTTCCCGCTCAAGCCCCTTGACGGGTCTAGCCGATCTTCTTAGCGTGGCTAAGAATGGATAAGAGGTACGCAATCGCCGTTTCTCATGAGGATCACGCGCTCGTCACCGAGCTCGCGCAAAAGCTTGGGCGTTCCCGAGCTGACATCGTGCGCGAGGCGCTGGCGGGGTTCGTGCTGATCCGAAACCTCAATGAGCAGATCGCTCGGAAGGAAGTCAGACCATGGCAGAATGGATCGGAATCGCCCTCGCGGCGGCAGCAATCACGTTTGTCGGCCTCTGCGTTGTGTGGCCGCTCTTCGATGACCGGGAGGTCCGATGAGCAGTGAACTGGCCAAACTGCCGGCACAGCCCGTCGCGGCGCTTGAGCCCCTGCGGGAGCAAGTGCGGATCGTGCAAGCCCTCAGCAAGCCGGTGACCGAGCGGTACTGCATCACGTTGCAGGGACGGCAGTACGTTCAAGTCGCCGGGGCCACGCTCATCGCCAACGCCATGGGCTACGCCGTGCGCGAGGTCGAGGTCAAGCGCGTCGATTTCGGCGGCGGCATCAGCGGTTGGGAGGCCACCGCCGAGATCCTCGACATCGAGACGGGAACCATCATCGGGCGGGGCTCGGGTATCGTGACCGATGACGAGAAGCCGTGGGGTTCGCGCCCCCAGTTCGCCCGGCGCGCCATGGCCTCGACGCGTGCCGCTGGGCGCGCGCTGCGCCTCAGCCTCGGGCACCTCTTCTGCTACCTCGGCGACCGCGTGGCGTCGGTGACGGCAGAGGAGATGCCCGAAGACACCAAGTGAGGCTCCTCCATGCCCCG